TGCCCAGCACTGTTACATGCTAGGCAGAGTGCATTCAGTTACTTAAGCATACCATGCAGGAAGGGTAATCTTCTGGATGTAATCCTTGATACCTTCGTTGTAGATAGCTTCGGAGTAGTACCAAGCCTTCTCCTGCTGAGCAAGCGTCAGAACATCGGGAGTGTTGTCGACCTCAACGGTCAATCCACGCTTCGTATAGATGTTCATAAGCTCGTTACGCTTGATGAGATAGGCATACGTGTCACCAACACCGCCAAACGACAGCACCTTGCCATCATTGAACACGATGGAATCACCATCATACTCAACAACAGTGCTGATACCATCAAGAGCAGGGTATACCTTGTCAACAGTGATTGCAAAGCCTCTCTGGATGAACCGGAAATGCCTTGAAGTGTTGGAAGAGCACAACAGCACCAAGTCGTTAGCCTTGATAGTGTTACCAAAAATGGACTCTTTACGCTTACCGAGGTCATCAATGGCCTTCATAAACGTAAGATACCACTTCTCCTGCGGATTAGCACCAGTAGTATTTGCCGCAGTGTGCTTGGTGGTGTTAGCCGCACCATAGTTGTATGCAAGAATCGGGTCGATTGCATCTGCATCTTTCTGCAAGTTGTACGACACGCTCACACCATCGTTCACACGACCCATGTCAAGGGCCATATCAAACAGGTTGGCAAGCAGAGTGTACGTAAAACCAGTAGCCTTGATGTAGAACTCAACGATGTCCTCAATCTTACCACGAACTTCACCGAGCGGTACAGGGTCGCCATTTCCAGTGTTGGTCTTGAACTGGAATGCATACGGCATGAGAGCACTAAGCTTCATAATACGAGTTGCATTCGGAGTGTCAACCATGTTGTAAATGAGCTGACGCACAGTAGGATTGGTTTCCTTCTTGATTGTCAAGTCCATCTTCAATGCATCAAACAAGTCAGTCCAGTTTTCTGGAAGCGTGTGTGCACTCGCAGAGAACTGCCCTTTGATGATACGCTCATTGATAGATGCACGCCCATTCAACGGAATGTCAAAGCCACTACTGTACTTTCCAGAGATAGTCATTCCGATAGGAGTGATACCAATGGGCTGAGCGGCGGCAAGTGCGTTGAACATACGGTCTTGGTCGCCACTCTTATAGATTCCTCTGATTGCAGGAGTAGTAACCTGTACGATACTCCTGCTAGGAACGTTAATCTTACGCCCCTCAGAGAAAGTTGTGTCCATCTGTTGCTTAAGCAACGATTTGCTGTAAATATTCATTTAATTCCCCCTCTCTTACGCAGGAATGTACGAAACGTACACAGTGCACTTTGTGGTTGCATCATCAGTAGTGACTACAAGACCGTCAGCGGTGATAACACCATCAACAACCTTTCCAGCACGCCCAATAGTTCCTTCAGCAACGTTAGCAATAGCATCAGTGATGTCAGCACCGCCAACGCCACCATGAGCTACCTTTGCAGTGCCAGCCGCATTAGCCGCATCAGCTCTTACAATGATGTCAACAATCTTGTCACCAACAGCAAGGCCGGTAGCCGCATTAGCAAATGCAAGACCAGCAGAAGCATCAGCATCAACAACAATCTCTGCAACCTTCATAGGATTCAGTTCAACGTTGTCCTCAAGAGCATCTACACGTGCCTCAAAACCAGTGGTGTTCACAGGCTGAATGAACGGCCTGAACACAACATACAACTGAGTTGTCGCAGGGTCAATCTCTACACATACACCAACAGGTGTGTTTCCAGCAGAGACATGGGTAAGTCCAACAGGAACATCGTTAGTTCCATCAACAGCATACACGGTAGCACCTACAGTGAATGACGCACCAGTAGCAAGCTGATTGGTCTTAATGGTTCTATCAGCATTAATGCTAATCTTGCCACTTGCCGAACCAGCAATTCCATTGTGCTCAAGAACATTACCAAAGATACCATCTACGAGTACAAGCTCATTTTGAAGCATCTTCCTTGTGGTATCATTGGTAACAACCATAGTACGGTCACTCAGCGTTTGCTCAAGGAAACCGTAAGTCCCTCTCACTTTTTCAGTAAAACTCATGTTAAGCCTCCACCATGCCGGAATCCGGCTTGTCATTACTATTTTCACCAACGAAACCAGAAGGTGTATAGTTCATTCTCATAAGAGCCGCTTTGTGCTCTTCCTGCATGTCTGCATCCTCTTGGATACGCTTGACTTCAGCGTCAATAGCCGCTTCATCACCTTCCGTGAGTTTGAACATGTGCTTTGCGAGTCTGTGCTCATTCGCATCCTTGAATGCCGCACTAAGTTTCTCATCTCTCATCTTCGTGAACGATGCAACAACTGCATCCTTCTGTGCTTTCAGTGCCGCAGTGATAAACTCTTTCGGGTCTTTATCACCCAGCAATGCCTTCACTTCTTTGAAAGCAGAAACGGTGGTGTTCACTTCATCATCAATGAGTTTCACACCAAGGTTCTCAGCAATCTCAGCAGAAGTGACCGAGCCACTCTTGTACATGGTACTGAGAGTAGTCAGCATTTCTTTCTTGTCCATGCTATTGTCTCCTTGCTTGCTATTGAAATCACTTCTGATAGAAGTGTAATCAACTGGTTTCCCTGTTTCATTACCTTGCTCATCACAAGGAACATACTTGAAGTTAGATGCCAGAATACTTGCGTCACTTGCATGCATATCATGTTCTACAATTGCATTTGTCTGATTCTTTACAGACTCAACAGCAAACGCTTTAATCTCATCAGTCTCTTCATCATACACATACTCACGTCTCTCATAATCGCCTGTTGAAGTGCTGAGTACACCAGCGTTAATCTCACGTAGAGTTTGCTCAACAATCTCTGTACTGTACTTGCCCTTTTCAAACAATCTGTTTCTCAGCAACAAGCGACCAGCACCACCTTCGTATGTCTCATCAACCTTTGCACCAACGATGTATCCAGCAGGAATCTCACGCAAAGCCCCATTCTGTGCATTCTCATGTCCTTGCAAGTACAAAGGGCCTGGGGTCTTGTTCACTGCATCAGCGAACGATTTAGCCCACGCTTGTGTAAGAATGACAGAACTCCAATACTCTGACGCTGGATGATTCTCACCAAGAAGAATCTGGTTAACAAACTCGTATTCTTTTTGGTCAGCAAACAACGTCTTTACAGCTTCACTATTTCCTACAGGAACATCATTGACAGATACATCGTTCTTAAGCATGACACTTTTGTAAGCCGCTTGGAACTTTCCATATTTCTTACCCATCATTGATTCTCCTTATTCTTGTCAACGTTATCAATAGCAGTGCCTTCACGTTCTTGATTGGCATACGCATCTGTTTCCTCATCGTTCTTCTTTGACGCTACATCCTCTTGTTCTTTAAGCTTTCTCTCTTGTGTCTTGTCAAGTTCCTTAATGTGTTCATCAAAGTCTGTTTCAAGTTCAACAAAGTTACGCTTAATAAGAGTCTTATGAATTTCAGAATCACCCATGATACCATTACCACGAGCTTTAACGAGTGCCGTAATGAACGCATTTGCTGTATCTGCCTTTTCCTTGTCAGTGGCAAAATCGGGGTCTTGCCATTCAAGCTGATAAGCGTCTTTATCATACGGTGCATACGTCACATAACCAAGAATATCAAGACTCATGTCAAAAAGCTCTTTCCATGCTTTGCCATACTGTGCTTGTTTTCTACGAATACGTTTTATATATGCAGGTCTTTGTTCTTGTACAGATGACAAGGAAGCTCCCATACTAGCACCAAAGATAAGCTCTGGTGTTTGTGAACCTTCAACAGCATTCATAAATGAAATACTAAGAAGGTCTTTAGAATCACCTGTTGCTTGGCTTGTCGTAACATATGCAAGGTCATCACTCTCACTAGAACCCATTTCATCACGTTGTAGGAAAAACACGTCACGGTCATTCATGTTGATACCAGCACCACCCTTGATACTGTCGTATGCACCAACACCAAAGTTGTTTTCTATAAAACGTTTTACGTTCTTAGTAAGAATCTTAAGCTTCGGGCTGTTTTGTTTTTGTGCATGTGCCGCATCAACAAGGAGGTCGTGATACAATTTAAGGGTAGGTTCTACAACAGTAAGCTCACTATGCCCACGCAATTCCCAAGGCTCAATGTCATTTGCAAAGCGTACCATTGGTATAAACCCAAGGACGTTTCGCACTGTGTTTGTCTTTGTGCCTACAGATGGGTCTGTAGACTGTATATCAGTCTTCACGTAATCTTTGGTAAGTATCACATTGACAGTAGTCTGAAATGTATTACCACTTACGTCTGTGTGTGAGAATATATCCTCTATTTCATAACCAACAATCTCTTTTGTTATCGGGTCTATCGGAATATTCTTTACTGTTTCTGGTCTAGGTATTACGTACTTTATATCTTTACCATCAAACTGTATCCAAACAAAGCATGTGCCTTCACGTTCAGCAATACGAATAACAGAAGCACCATCAATACGTTTTTGACAAGAAGTAAGTGCACTCAGCACACGCCTGTTTGTTGCCCGAATTGTAGGAGTGTCAATGAAGGAAACCGCCGAATCTATGATTGGTCTTATCAGGTGTGCACTGAGTGCATAGCTATTGTTAACATTACGATACAGGTCACGTGCCAAGGAGTGATTAATATTTACCTTACCGTATTGGTGTGCAAGGCTACTGAACACATTGACGTACCCCGACTGAGAGTTATCCTCAATCACGGTACGTTGTCTGTGTGACCTTCCAAATATGCTTCCAATTGTATCTAGTAAGCCCATATATTACTCCCTGTCGCCTTTGCGATACCTATTTTTAGCACGTATCATTGCTGTCTTATACAAGAACTTGATTGCTTTTGGGTTCAAGTGCCAATCAGCATACATAAGTGCCAAATCAACATCTTTTACTTCTTCTTTGCCAAATTCTCTCTCAAATGCTTCCTTGTGTTCACCAGTAAGTGCTTGTTGTCCAAACTTCTTAGCAAGCTCACACACTTTACGCAAGTATTCATGTCGTTCATCCATTGTCTTACTCAATTCTTTGAACTCACGTGCAGTCATACGCTGTATCACGTCTTCTTTCTTCATTGACAAAGGTTTATGAAATCTCGACATGCTATACTCCTATAGTCTAAGATTGCTAAGTACCGCTGAAGTGTCTTCATCAGCACTATGCATTTCACTTGCAACAACCATGAATGCACCACTGGATGCATCTGCCATGTCATCATGGCCTTTTTGTGTGCCATCCGTGACACCTGCCAACTCGTCAACAAACATTCCGTTCCATGCCGCTTTAACAAGAACAACGTTTCCAGCCTTACACTGTGTCGCAAAT